AGCAGCAAAATCTTCTGCTGGTTCTGCGGCTGGCTCTGCAGCTGGTTCAGCCGCAGGCTCAACTGGAGCTACTGGCTCCTGATTTACAGGTTCTTCCTGTACAGGAGTGGGTTCATTTACTTCGGGATTTACAACATTTTCCATTTGATGTTCCCCTCCTTCTGGTTGTTTTTCGGCCTCTTCAACTTTAGCTTTCAAATCAGCCAATAGAGAAGAGAACTTTTCATATTGAGATTTATATGTATCATCATTCTTACTAAAGAATGAAGATACGGAAAAACATGGTTCGTGGTCACCTATAATGCACAGCCCCATGATTTCTGCTTTAGTGTAAACAAAATATTCGGTATCTCCGATATTCGCCCAATCGCCTTCGATTGAGTTTATATCAAGTTCCATAGATTGATGTTGGCCTACTACAAAATTGGCTTCATTAAAATACTTAGTGAATAATACTACAGAGAAAACCGCATAATCGCGTTCGACTCCATCCGTATCTTTAAAAGGCTGCCACCCATCAAAGTATTCAACATAGCCATAAGCGCTTGCAAGAGTTGGCCCAGTATGGCTGGCCCAGCCTTGCGACTCTGGGTCAAAGAAACCAACTACTGGAGTATCTCCTCTTGTTGCACTTTCAATTAACATTTCAGCAACATCATCTTTAATATAAGAACCATTACGATTCCCATATTTAGTAAATACGCCAACTTTTAATCTATTAAGATTAGAAGAACCATTGATAGATTCGGCAGGCGACATTATGATAGCATTATCAAAATAAATTGGAATATTTCTTTTCATCAAAAACGCCTCCTTAGCTCATACTATCAATATTTGCTTGCGTTTTTTGAGATCTATCTTCATCAGCAAGCGTAGGTCTTCCGCCCTTATTCGTTAAGTCTTTTGGCTAACCATTGTTACTACTATTTTTTTCTCCAGAATTATTTTTTTTCTGAGAATTTTCATTTCCAGATTGTGTATAGGATGATAGCAATGGTACCATTTTTTCATCTAAGTTTAATAATTCATTTTCAAAATCAATTGTGCTTACTAAACTACGTTGTTTAATTCCCATTACTGCTCCAACACGCATTCTCGGATAGCCAAATTGCGCCATTGATAAGTAATAATCTTTATAGTCTTTTATATTAAATTTTGTTACTGGTAAAATTTCAAAATCAAAAGTTAAACCAGTACGACTAAAGCGGCTATTGATTAAGAATTTAATCCAAGTGGCATATGCATTCATGTATTCTTGCATTACACTTTCTAGACGTTTAATAACATATGCTAAAGATGAACTATTATCGGCGTTGAAAAATAATTTACTACTTCCTAAAGCATCCCAAGCATTATCGCTATATTTTTCAATACGATTATTAGCCTAAGTTGCCGCGGATGAATCTTGTAAATTCTCTAAAGTAGCATCGCCAAGTGTCGTTAATACATCAACAGTGTCTAAACTTTCTAGCATTCTTGCGACGCCAGCATGAATTTCTGCGATTTCATCAAGCTCGAATACGAGATGGCCATTACTATCTGATGGCATCTTTTGAATCAATAACTTATATAATTCATTCTCATCACGCTTTTCTTCGCGCTTTACAGCGTCCTTCATTTTAGCAAGTTCAGGAATAGAGGCCACAAGTAATGGGGTTGTGTCTTCCGAGAAACAGAAAACAATTCCACCGGCGCTTGCTGGCACCATTACCCATGGGTCAGCTAATTTCTTAGCTTTATATAATCTCCATCCTTGTTGAATAGCAGGCGGGAAATTAAGTAAAGCTGCGTCACGTATTTTTTCATCTTCATATTTAGTTAAGAAATAAGTAACATTGAACTCTAAAATACAAAGATTATTAAAGTCTTTTAATCGTGTGCGACAATACTCCTATGGTAAATCCTATACAACAACTTTATTACCATGTTCTTGTAGAATACCATAATATATCCCTGACTTTAACCATTCACGCGTAATACGTGTTAATGTATTCTTAATATCTAAAGCTTCAACAAAACTACAAGCATTATAGAATGCTTTTATAATTTGCGTTTTAGAACCTTTACCAGCTTCATAGATAGGAGTTACTAATGTTTCATATAAAAAGAGTGTTGCAAGAAAATTGATATTATTGCGGTAGCGACCATTGGTTCTATAATAATAACGAGATAATTCACGAATAGCTGAAATCTCACCGGAGCGAATTATTTCTTCTATTTCTTCTATAGTGAAATCTCTGTCAATAACACTATTCGTTCTATGGCCACCCCAGCGAGAGAGGCGTTCACGAGAATCAATAGGAACATAATTGATACGGAACTATGGTCTTGCAAACATAGCTTTAAAATCCTAACTCACAAAAATCACCTCCTATTTTTAGGAGTGAAGAAACCAAACTAACTAATGTTCTTTTTTCTACGTTTAAAAATTTCTTTATCTTCATAATACTTAATTCTATACATCGCATATTCTAGCGCACTAAAGCGGTCTTTTTCAATTGATTTTGAAATACGTTCAACTTTATATTTATTTTCCACGCCAGTAGGCTTCAGCCGCAAATTATTAAGTTCATCCATAAGGCGAGAAGTCATTTCATATGGTAATAAAAATACTCGTCTATCATATGATGTCATTTTCTAGCCTTTCTTTGTTTTAATCAATTTATCTTTAACAACACGTTCATGCGCCAAAAATGACGTTGATCCATTATTGACCGCAGTAAGAAATGCCGCGTGAATCTCATCTTCATTAGAGGCAGAAGCTTTAATATCATATATAATTGCATTATATTTGATATTAGGTTCTTCCGCTTCATCATGCATTTCTGGCGGCAAGTGGTTCTCATTATTAAAGGTAAAGTATGCAGGGAATTGCTCTCCTGTTTTTGAATCAAAAGAAGGTAGAACCATCGCATCCATAAGACCAATACCTGGGCCGTTACCATCAATAACAATCTCTTTAGGATGATATAATTCAATTAGTTTTTTAATGCGTGGCGCTTGTACAGTGATATAGTTTTCACCATGTATTACCTCAGTATAAATCACATTTTTCTTAAAACGCTACTCACCGGGTAATACTTTAATAACCATAATAGCAGTATTCGCGCCATAGCGAGCTACGTCAACGCCAATTATGTAGAAAGCGCCATCTGGTAAGTTGTCTGCAGCTTTGCGCTCACATTTCAATAAAGAACGATGCTTGTTTAAACGGCGTGAATCCAGCCACGCATCTTTACTATTACCACTCCATATTGATAATGATTCTCGCGCGAAAGAGTCCTCACTTACTGTATTAGAATAGCGCTAATCCATTAAGGTTGCTTTATCTAATAGGCCATAATGCAATGGCACTTCATAAGAGAGACCCCAGGAGAAGTATTCCTTCGGCCGCAAAACTGCATTGACAGTAATTTCAATCAATTTCTAATACATAAATACAGTACGTTCTGCGGCGGTTGTGATAAAGATTTGAGAAGAGCTAGGCTCATTGGGATTTAAAGATCCATCAACTTCCCTGCGTGCAATGTTCATTTGTGGCCAAAGCACTTCATTAAATGGAACTTCTTCAATTAGTGCGGCCTCTTCTAGAATGGCGGCAGTAGCACGAAGACCACGAGATGTATCTTTAGATACAACAGAAATCATACTATCATTTTTTAAGTATAGTTCATAGTAGTTTGTGCTTGCTTTTTGTCCAGTCTTACCATCATCGGCGCGAGTTTTTAATTCCTTTCGCAATAAGGGCCAATGTCTAAATATCTCTTCAAACTTAGCTTCCGCTATCTTAATAACCGTTCCTTTTGTATCAGAAGCAATCATTATGGTAGAATTGGGTAATAATACTGCTCGTATCAACGCACTTAAATAGGCTGTAAATGATTTAGACGTTGCACGAGTAGCAGTCCAGAAAGTGTATCTATAACGCATAGCTGCGCGCAATTCTATTCGTTGAAAGGGCATTAGATGAAAATGCTTTGCGTCTGTCGAATCCTATATAATATCAAGAAGTAAATCTGGATATCGTATCCATAAGTCAAGATATTTAGTAAATAATTCTTGATTTGCATCAAGGTATTCGCGCGTTAGAACAACTCCTTTTTCAATGGGTATTCCATCACGTAATACAACTTCATCAAAATCATTCATCTATACCCCCTCCCATTAACTCGGCAGAGAGTTCATCTGCTCCTTCATATTCTACGTCGGCAGTCTCATCAAAATCAACTTTTTCATTCTCAATTTCTTCAAGACGCTCAGTCATATTATAGCGAGCGCGCTTATCTTCAACCTATTCAGCAAAGTTGCCTTCATTGATTACAAGACGTTTTAAGTAGTTCTAAATGTTTTCCATCATAAAGTCAATGGAATCTTGCGGCTCAGTATGCCAATTTGGATGCCATCCTTTCTTGCCATAATAAACCATAAGCTCCCCAACTGATTCAAAGTCAGCCGCGGATTTAGCATTAGAGGCTTCAAAATGGTAGGTTTTAACAATATCGTCGGCTTGCTTCATCATTTTGGAGACATCCGCGCCGGAGCGCAAACCCTCCTTGATATGCAGTTGAAGTTCACAGAAATCTCGCGCCTTTTCCTATAGAATTGGAGTAGAAACGTTTTGAGTAGCAACAATCTAATTATAAAAATTATCAAGCCATAGAAGCTGTTCAGGCTTATAGGCGGCAGACCATACCTTCCTTAAATGCTTTAACTTAGCTTCATTCAAAACTTTAATCTCGTCATCAATTGTGCCTTCTTCGCGCGCGAGCCGCCATCTTTCATTCTCATCGGCCCACTTTAGCGGCTCATAATGTGCATCATATAGGAGATTAAAGTAAGCAGTTAAAGTATGATCCTTATGCTATGCATACAATTGCGTCCATTTATCAATATCAAATGGTAAGTCGAGCCAGCGCATAAGGCGGTCAACTTCGCCTAAGTTGTCTTGTGGCGTCATAATTTCAAGGCACGGAGTGCAAATATAGCAGCGGCCGCCCGGAAAGAATTTAGAGGATGTAGATTGAAATTGTATAATGGGGCGTTCCTATTTACATTTAAGACACCGGCGAGTCTTTGAGACGTCTGTCATATGTAGTCTACCCCCTATCAATTCTCATCTGCTTGGCACATTCCTTACAATACGTAAAAAAGCCAGATTTACGAGAAGCATTCTTATTAAAGAAAACTGGGTCTAGTGGTAAATTTTTTCCACATACTGAGCATACTTGCCATTTGTCTGGCGGCGTATCTATAAGTAGGCGTTCGCGCTTTGCTACTAGTGCAATCTTATTCGGTATCTCACTATTTATAATAGTAGAAAGATGATTTAAATTATATTCTACGCCAAACTACCTCTCTACCTCATCTATAATATCCTAATACATCACTTTCTTCAACTTTAAATCAATAAGTAGAAGACGTAGGGGCGAAAATTGCGCCTACTCCACATAATGCTCAAAATCCCAAATAAGTGTGCGCCCATAGGTATCCAATTTTTCATATAAGGAGTCATAAATTAAATCCCAATAACTCATTAGCGCGCGAATGTGCTTAGGATTTTCCCAGTCGAACGTATGCTTACACACAACCCACTTCACCTTATCTCCATCCACCTCATAATCTTCTATATTGCGAGAAACTAGGGGTGAATAGGAGCTGCTTACGCGTCGTTGCCACTCTTCGCGCGAAATCCAATAGAAGGAATCACCTGTCCAATCATAAAATTGGGCTTTTGGGTGATCTAAGTTTTGAAAATGTAATGTCGGTTTATATGCATCTTTTAGATAGTATTGATGGCGGCGAATATCAATTAAATTATGCTTCAACCTATAAACACGATACGAATTATCATTGAGGTTCGTATCATTTTCGTTTGGCGCGACTTTCCCCTATAACACATCAATAGTATGTTGCCATCTGTCTATGGTGTCCCACAAATCAACCATACCTGGGATGTCGGAGTCGCCGGGATCAATCAATTCACCCGTCTATTTATCATAGCGTGGGCGCTTTATAGTATTATCTGGTTTTTTATATGGATTACGCTAGCGCGCGGAGCGTATCTATTCCTCATTAAACATTGGGTTTTCCATCATTTCATCTAATGAAAGCACTTTATCGTCTGCAGTTTTATATGAACTATAGCGGGTAGTTGGTGCTTTAGACTCATGCCGCATAATTGCATTATGTCCATTCTCATCTTTGCCATATAGGATGTAATTGGCCATTTGCTCTAGTTCAGTTGGAGTTGGGTCTTTATCTAAACCATCCAGTATTTTTTGTACTGCGGCTAAACGATCTGTATCTCTTTCAATAGAGAAATCTAGTAAATATGCTTTTTTCATAGCATCACCTCTATTTTATATTGTAGCATATGAGATTTTAAGTTGTCAAATATTTAATTTTAAAAAGTTTGTTTTTAAAAAAGTTGGTGGATAATGGGCAGGCCCGCCTTCGGGCGGGATCAGTTAGCCGTCGCTAACCCGAATCATACCCGCCTGGACAACTTGAAAAATGACACGTAAAATTTTTTTGAAATTTTTTTATTTTTTTTTCAAAAAAGGCTTGCATTTTTCTTTTTTCTGAGTATAATCATAACTGTCAGGAGCGAGCAGCCAAGCATTCAGCGGGCCGGAACTGACAGACGGAAAAGGTCTTGACCCCGATCAGACCTGAAAATGGGGGAAGGCGGAAATAAACCGCCGACAAACAAAAGTGAAGGAGCTGAGAAGGACGGCGGCAAATTGCCTTGATAGACTACCGAACCCTTAAAGCCAAAGAAGCTGTGAACCCTTGGAACGAATCGAAAGGAGATAGACATTATGAACACCATGAAGTACATGGACACGAAGAAGATCACCGCCCG